CCTTGCCGACGATCCGAAACACAGTTGATTGAATTGCCATTTTCTAAACCTTTCAAGCACCTTGCCAAATAGACCAGCCCGCACCTTGCGAGCCTTCCAAAAATCATCCCCCGGCATTCGTATGCGGCGAGGATCAGTCGCCCAGACCGGCTCAGCCGATCCTGCACGCGGTCCCTGTGCTGCGGGGGTTTGTGCTTATTCGCTCTGCAACTGCTGCACAACTTGCTGTCCGATCCATTCTGCAACTTGCGGAACTACTGCGTTGCCGAGTCCTCTAAGTCTGTCCACCCGAGCGGGAACCCCATCAGCCACTCGACCCACGTCGGGTTCAGTTCGCCACCAACTGCTTCCTCCAAATTGTGCCGGTATCCCACTGAGTCTATCCCGCAACGGTTTATTGGCGGCTTCCGCCCGCACTGTGCTCGTGGGGTTGGCCAAAATAAACACCCTGTCTCGTCGATGTGGGGCGCCAATGGCAGCAGCAGGTATGCAATGCCATTCCGCATCATACCCGATCTGGGCCAGCGTCCCAAGTACTCGGTCCATCCCCCGAGTAAGCAGCGCTGATACATTCTCCAGCACAACGACTCTGGGTTGCAATTCTCGAACCACGCGAATGGCCTCGAAAAACAACCCCGACCGCTCGCCATCAAGTCCTGCCCCGAGTCCGGCGTAGGAAATATCTTGGCAGGGGAAGCCGCCGCAGATGACGTCAACAGGCTGCAGGTTGTGTTTGCCGCATTCCCTAATGTCTCGTTCCCTGTGGACATTGGGCCAGTGTTTTGCCAGGACTCTGGTTGCATACTGATTAATCTCCACTTGCCATTTGCAGGTCATGCCAGCGCGTTCAAAACCAAGGTCAAAGCCGCCGATGCCGGCAAATAGGCTGCCAAATGTGATCTGCATGGTGTGCCTTGTGCTGTGCTGCGGGGGTTGTGTGTCAATCGCAATCACATTCGTCGTCATCATCGTCGGTGTCGTCGTCTGCGCCCGTGTAAAATTCATCGACCATTTCACTCACGACGCCGTCTGCAATTCGCAGGACGGCCACGCCAATCGGCACTTCAACTGACCATTGCCGCACCTCCAATGCAGCAAAAGGCTTTGGGTATGCCGCGTGTAAGCTGCAATAATTGGCAGCCGATTCTGCTGCGAGGTTGACGGCTGCGTGCTCCCCGTGTTCATCAAAAATGCGAATCGGAATATCGCGAAGGTCATACCGAACCAACACCAGAAACCCGTTCATGCCAATCTCCAAAAATGCCGCCGATTGCCCACTGCTGCACGACTCTGACGGCTTATCGCCGAATCGCGGTATCCGCTGTCCCTGTGTTGCAGCGGAGTTCCGCACCTATCGGGAGGGCTTGCCGGGGTGTGTCAGGCCCGGCAAAATGTCATTGTGCGAAATACCCAAACACGCCAAAAATCACAATTACGATTGCTGCCGCTGCTGCTGGTTCCACTTCTGCCTCCTTGCTTGTCAATTTCGCCCTGCACCTTGCTGGGCGTTTGCGACAGAGTAGCCGCGGACCGCTGCTGTGTCAATTGCAGATTCGGAAAATTTTGAATGCGTCGCAGACATGGCTCGCACGTCGCTATTTCCCACGGTTGCAGCGGCTGGCCGCATTTGTCGCAGTGCATCGGATTCTCCAAGAAAGCCCGGGCCGATCTCCCGGGCTGCGTTTGCGGTTGATGCTATTTGCCGTAGCCCGCCCAGTTGTGCGCCCGCTGAATCATTTCGCGGCTGAGGCTGTGGGCCGTGGTGTAATAATCGGTGCCCGGCGGCTGCACAGCCACGCTGCCATCAGCTTCGACGATCATGGCGTGATCCGCAACCTTGCCGCGAGCAAATGCTTTGCAGGTCAAGCGGATAACTGGTCGGCCGTTGTGAGTTTTTGTCGTGATCATTTTTCAGCCCCTTGCTTTTGCTTGTGTCCCGTTCGCCCCTTGCGTCCGACACGGGTAATGTAGACTCTGTTTCGGTTTGTGTCCAGAGTAGGCTGGAAGAAAATCCCAAAAATTTTGGAAGTCGCTGAATTCAGCCTGTTTCCGGCTGAAATAATGCCGCCGTTCGGCCTTGCCCATCGCCGGGGCGATAACCAAAGAGGGCGACTGTCCGCCGCACGATATTTGTCGGCTTCACCTCGTGCCACTGCCCAGGCGTCTCAAAAATCACCAGCTTACCCCGCACCGGCTGCAGTGTGGCTCGTCCCTCAATCACCAACTCACCACCATCGCCCGGCTGTGCGTCACGTAAAAACAGCACTGCCGACAGCCATCGACTCAGCCGCGTCCGCGGATGGACCTCGCCGTCCAAATGCCGCGGCAGGCAGCCGCCGGGGTTAATTTGGTGCAGTCCAGCGCCGTGCAATCGCCAGTCAATTACACAGCCAGCATAGTAACATTCCATCAGCCAGCCAATCTCAGCAATGACTGGCCACGCCTCGGCTGGCAGACATTGCCAATGTAGCGTCGCCAATTTCTCGCCCATCGTGCCGCTGTATCGGTGCCACACGTCGGAAGACTCCGCGGGCCAGTTTGCTTCCAGTCCCTGCAGCAGATTTTCGGGTATTGCGTTTGGCAGCGTAATCATCGCTCACAGACCTCCATAACAGCCCGCACTTCGTGGCAGCAGCCCGGCATGTTCTCCAAGATAAATTGCCGATGCAGGTGCGGAAACGCTCGCTGGAATGACTCCGCGGCTGCGTCGGGCTGGTAGTGCAGATTAACAAGCCGCAGTCGCTTCTGCTCTGGGAACGGGTGCGATTCTGGCTGCTCACACCAAATGCGGATCTGACGGTCGCTGATAACGTGGTGATGCCCCGGGCAACTGGCCATCGGGTGCAGCCAGTGTGGCACGCGAATTTCCACACGTGCTCCGATTCGGCAAACGCGAAGGATTTCACCGACGATCTCATGGACCGGCAACACGTGCTCCAGGCAATGCGCCGTGTACAGGTCGCTGACCGTGTCGCTCACCAGCGGCACTTGGCCACGGTCAAAATCCCAGACAAGATCCGCCCCCGCCAGCCTGTCAATATTCAGCCGATCAGGCAAGCCGGTTCTGCCGCCGCCGCCCAGTTCGATTCGTTCCATTTTGGCCATACCACCTGCCTCCAATACTCAGGGTCGTACAAGTCGCCGCAATCGTCCAGAAAAATACAAGCCGCCTCATCACGCGCCGCCTGGTGCCCCAGCCAGCTTTCCGTGCCGTAGAATTTGTTATCGATCTTCTGCCAGTTGCGTTTTGCAATCTCTGCAGGCCGCCACCAGAAAAACGTGCCGCTGTAATGCCAGACGTGGTTTCCGGGTGTTTTGAAGTTGTTGTAACGCTTGAAGCAGCCCGCCGCAACATGGCTCAGCAACAAAGGCTCCACGGCTGCGAAGTCGTCCAGGCACGCCCGATACATCAGCCGCGCCCAGGCTTCGATGTGTTCTTCTCTGGTATTGTGTCGGACGCCCTTTGCATGCGCGCTGAACACCACCTCACGACTGCCCATCGACGTGATTCCGATCGTCTCCAGCATCGGCCGCCACGTTACCACTTCGCGAAGCGTGCGGCTGTTGGTGCGCTCAATCACAGCGTCCCATTGCATTCCCAGAGACGCTGCGTAGTCAATCACAGCAGCCGCGGAGACCGTCTTTTTGTCGATTGCCAGCCCCAGCACCTTCCGGCCGTTGAACAGGCTCCAGCGTGCCGCCAATTGTCTTAGATTCCATTGCCATGAATCCTGATGGACCGTAGGCCAAATGTGATAGGTCAAATGCCGGATATCACACGCCCACGGCTCATCAGTGACCACTGCAGGGCCGTCAGTTGCCTCGCGTATCCATTCAGCAACTCGACTCCGCAGCAGCTCAGGCGCAATTGTGCACGCCCACCGCTGCCACCACCTACGGGCCTTCGTTCGACCTCGTGTCAGGATTCCATCCGTGATGGTTTCGATATCGCCGCGGATTTGCTCCGCGGTCATCGTGTTAAGTCGGGCAATCTCATTATCGCACCCAGAGCAGTCCACATGCTGGCCAGTGTGCCGGGCAATCACATCGGCAAGTTTGTTTCCGTACTTTGTTCGCTGAATTCTCACAACAGGCTGCGCCCGCTGCGGCACCAATGGCCGCAAGTAGAGATCATCGATAGCCTGAGTGTTGCCCGCCCGACATTTTGCGTGATGCAGCTTTGGCATTCTCGCCTGCCGTCGCTCGCACCATCCGGCAAGCTCGCACTGGCAGCTCATATCACAATCTCCGCGTCTGTCAGGTTGCAGTTGACTTTGCAGCAGTTATCCTCACCAGCGCACGGGCCACTGGTATATTTCGGACAAGTGAAGTTTAGCGTAAACGGGAATCGCGCTGACAGACCGCCCGCACAACTGCATTGACTGGGATTCACGCGCTTCCATGACGTGCAGGAAAACGACGCAGCCTGTGGCGGCCTGCTGCCGTTATCCTCAGTCTGTGTTTCGCTTGTGCCAATCCATAATCGCAGTCTGCTGCAGCAAAGATCAAGCCCGGGTAGTGGAGGCTCTGTCTGATTGCATTCGAGAATGAGACACACGTTTACTGAGCATGGCGTAAATCCGCACGTCACCAGTGGGCTTCTCCGCGTGCCGGAAAGCACTACGACGTTTTGCCCCAGAAAACTATTGCAAGGTCCGCAAACGCCTATAGTCGAGCTGGTCGGATTGACTGGCTCAAAAATACCCGTGTCGCCATCCAACTCTGCGCAGTTCGGCGCCGAAAACTCAAATGGCACGTCCTGCACAACTCCGCCTGGATATTGAGGCACCGTGTAATCCACTGGTGTGCAGCACCCCACACACACGCCACAGCAGCACTCGATAACCGCCTGCTTTTTGCTGCTCACGAGGGGCAATCCTTGACCCAGCCGGGGCACTCGACACCCTCAACCAAATAGTACTTGCAGCCGGTCTGCACTACCTCACCATCGCAGCACTCGTAGTCTGGCTCCGCAATGGCCAGCATGGCATATTCACCAGTTATCACAGCGTATAGCTGCTCGCCTGTGCTGCTCAGGTGTGTCTTGAGCATTCGCACGTGCCCGCCGACTCGCAGCGGAATCCGCCTCGTGTCGTGCGCATAGACAATCACGCCGAGGCCTTGCGGCCGATCGTGGTCAATCACCACAGCCCGCGTAACACACGGTGCATCCGGATCTGGCTCCAATCCTGCCAGCGTACACGGGTCGCATTCTTCGGAATCGTCAACCTGGCTGCCGCTGCCCCCGGCTTCGTCTGGCTCGCTGTCCCACTCTGCCAACTCAACTTCCCACCAGCCACCGCCCACGCAAGCCACAACAAGGCCCTCGATGGGCTTTGACTCTGACAACGGCTTGCCATGCCATCTCGCGCGATGCGGGCCTTCATTGCGCATTCGACGCGCGGTTTCTCGCACAGTCTTTGCCAACTGTTCTGCCGCTTTTGCGCCAAGGACGATGCCAGATTCTGCCATAGGCTCACGTCAGCGGGAGAGAGGAAAACGGCCGTGTTTTATAAACAGCAAACTGCAGGAACACGCAATTTGTCGGAGTTGGATCGTCGATTGGCTGCCCATTGCCGTCAAGTGGAACAGGTGCCGTTGGGGCTTCGCCATCGCCGTTGTTTTTTATGTTGCGGCGACCGCCTGAAACCTTTTCGCGAAATCCAGCGTCAAGGATATCAAGCAGCCAGCCATCTCGCTGCAGGTGAATGGTAAATGTGACCGTGCGGAAGATGGTGCCGTTTCGCCGTTGCCGTGGGCTTACAGTGACGTTTTGCATTTTGGCTTTACCGATGCCAATGGAAACACCATCGACAGTAAAGGCGTCACTGTTCACGGCGTCTTGGTAATCGAGAATCCACGTTGGCACGACAGCCAGATTCTTTTCGACCGTGACGACTCGCCGCGAATCATCCATCATTGCAGGTGGGTCAAACGGGTCGCCTGCAGAATTGACGATCAGGTTGCCGGACAGGTCAAATACGGCTGGTTTTTGAAACTGCTCGCTGCCCCAGGAAATGCTGGCCGCGTCGTCCGTTGGCGTGTCGTCAATCGTCCGTTCATCGGAGTAGTTTGCCGTGACAGTCCAGCCCGCCCAGGGCGCGGTGTTTTCAACCTGCAGGCTGACGCAAAAGGCGTTTGCGTCTTCCGGGTGCGCGTTGCCAATGATTGGCAAACTGGCGTTGCTGCCGACCGCAAACGGGCCGTCTGCCTGCGTTGTAGTTCGCAGCTTGAATTTGCGAACATACGTGCGTGCGCCCTTTGTGTTTTGTGCTGAGCGTCCTGTTGGATCTTCGCCGATGTATTCAACTGCCATCTGTTATTCTCCGAATGAGCCGAGCAGCTTAACCGGCGCAGCATCCGTTAGCACTTTGAAAATATCAAGCAGTGGCCCCTTCAGCTCTTTCGTCTGATTGTTCGTTGCTTTTACTACCGGATCTTGCTCGCCCTTCATGGCGTTCAGAATCACTGAGTACGCCTCAGCACTGCCTCGCATGGCCGCCGCTGCGAATTCTGTCCGCTGCGCAGCCTGCGTTTCTGCGGCCTGCGCATTTGTGCCGAACCCAAACAGCCGCCCAATCTGGTTGATTGCGAGCGAGCCTTGCAGTGTTGCGTCGTTAATGATTTTGCGAGCGTCTCCGGCAATGGTCTCACCGATTGGCGTAATAGCATCGAACATCTTGCGAAATCCTGCAGCAACGTCAGCTTTTGGTGGTGCTGCAGCGGCGGGCTGCAAACCGGCAACTGGAGCATTCGGCGCCTGATTCCTGAGTTGCGCTATTAGGTCAGCAAACTGTTTCTGGGCCAATTGCAAGTTTTGCGCGGCCTCATTGTTTGCGATGTCGCCTACCATTTGCCCAAGCGCTAACGCGGCTTTTGCGGCCGTCATTGGGTTCAATAAGTCCGTGAAAAGCTTTCCGGCTTTGGCTGCTGCCTGCAGCATGCCAACGAGCATCTTATCCCACTCTTGCCGAATGTAGGCAATGGCCAGATTCATAGATGCCTGCAGGATTTTGCTCAAAAATTCAGCTTTATTTGGCAACTGATTAAATGCGTCAAGCAGCTTGTTTGCTTCGCCAACAATGTCTTTCAGATACGGCAGAACCATTTCGCCAATCGCTCGCCCGATGGATTGGATATTTTCCATTAGGCTGTTCCACTGGCCGATAAATGTTGCGTTTGCCTTCTGCATGAAACCGAAGAATTTTCCGCCCTGTGCTGTGGCTGCAATCAGGCCCTCCTGCACCATCTGGAATGTGATCTGGCCAGCCTCCCGCATGGCCATCAACTCTGCAGTATTCTTGCCGGTCGTCTTGGTGAGCAACTCAAACAGATTGATGCCGTTTTCTGCAAACTGGTTTTGCTCCTGAGCCATTAGCTTTCCTTTGGCTTGCACGTCCGTGTAAGCCTTTGCAAGAAAACCGAGCCTCTCAGAATTTCCGCGAGCCAGATCGCCAAGCATTTGCATAGTCGGAATCAACTCCGCCTGCTGCACACCTTTACCCAGCAGCATTGATGCTGACTCGGCCGCACTCTGCAAATTGAACGATGTGCGGGCCGCGAATCGCTCCAGATCATTGAACACCGTGGCACCAAGGCCGATGTTGCCTGTAAGCGTTTCAAATTCTGCCACCATCAGCTCGGCGTTTGCCGCCAAATCAACAATCTGCTTTCCGAGGCTGAACACAGACTGCGCCGCTCGGTCGATCATATTGCTGATCTGGATTCCAGCAAACACCTTACCAACGCCACTTGCGAAGCTCGCCGCCTTTGCCTGCGCGTCCGCCAAGCCTTGCGTGAATTTGTTGGTGCGGGCGCCAATATCGACGCTCAGGGTTCCGAGACTAGCCATTTCGACGTGCTCCGATCATCTGCAGTGCCATTGCTGCCACCTCGTGGCTCACTGGTTGTTCTTTTTGCTTTTGCCGCCAGTGCATGAACGTCTCCGGCGTCACATTCGACGCTCCCCAAGCTCCAGCCAGCATTGCCCCAAGAATTGCAACAACCTCATGTGTCCCGCGGTGCCCGATCGGCTCCACGGCATCCTTCGCCTGCCACTCTGCCCACTGCTGCGGAGTCATCTGATCCAGCATTGCATCCACATCCAGCCAGCCCATAATTTCGGCCAGCCGGTATGCCGTAAGCCTTACTGGATCGCGTCGGAGTTTTTTGCAACGGCCTCCATATCGGCGTTACTGAATCCGCTGAGCCGCTGAGCGGTGTTTACGATGCGCTCGACCACATCTGCCCGCTTTGCTCCGATGGCCTGAACGTCTTCAAGCGTGAAGATTGGCGAGCCATCGTCGTTGCGGCAGGATGCAACCACCAGCCTCGCCCGAATCTCGCCCAGCCTTGCCTTTGATTGCTTGCCGCTGGAGTCCAGCAGGCTTTGCTCAAATCGTGTGCGCTCGCCAGCCGACATGCCCCACACTGGCACCACGACGCCTTCACCGAATTCCGGCACCGGGACATCTTCGCGGGGAATTGTCGTGTCTGCCAAAAACACCGTTCGCTCAATCACTTTCCGCATCTGGTTCCTCCAGTTCGCCCTTCTCCAGCCGCTCTCTGGCCGCCACCGCGGCGGCCACCTGTGCGGCAGACATACTTGCCGCCTCGCGGCACTCCTCATCCATTGGCACTGCCTCGCCATTTCTGACCAGTGCCACGCAGTTCGTTTCGGGGTGCTCATGCTGGTCAATGATCGTGCCAGCCGGAACATATCGCCGCTTGCCGTCAGTGACGATCAGCGGCGATTGCCACGTTGGCACAACTGCCAGATCACGGGTCGTTTTGCATTTCATGGCTCAAGCTCAGCTTGGAAGGACAGGGCAGCCGTCGCACTTCAGGGTAAAGCTTCCGCGGAGACCGTCAGAGGCTTCGCCTGTAATGTCAACGCCGATGCCTGCAGAAACGAAGGTCAACTCCGTGGCTGCCGTGTTGGCAAACTTGACTTTCCAGTTCACGTCGTTCGGCAAGCCGTTCGTTGTCATATGTGCCGCCACGGCGAGGTCGGTAACGTTCTGGTGACCTGCAAGAGCCGGGTCATACAGCACATCAAGTGTCACACTGCCGCCTTCGACGTACCCAGTCGGGTCGTACTCAACGCCCGCAGTCCCGTCGAGCGTGCGGCTGTCGTAGGTTTCAGTCTCGATGCCGCTGATGCTGAACGAAGTTACCTGAGCAATGGCGGTGTAGGTGGTTCCGCTGGCCTGCTCAATCACCGTGCCTTTTACCTTGAGTTTTGCCATGTCTGGCGGCTCCTGTTATGGGTTGAATTGAAAATCGAAATCGAGCGTAATCACAAAAATCCCTGCGTCTCCGCCGTCGGCTGCTGGCTCGTAGTCGTGGGCCTCGCTGTTGAAAAAACTCGCCCCGATCACATAACTGCCAGCCGCTCCGCTGTAGTCTTTCAGTAGTGCCTTCACGGCATTGGTGAGGCTTTCGCACTCAACAAAGGTCCGGCCCTTGCAGTCGATGTCAACGGTAATGTTTCGCAGGTTGCTGGTTGTCGCGTCCAGCGTGATATATTCCTCGCTGTCCAGTTGTGTGACGATCACATACGGCAGCTTTGCTGTCTGCGGTGCTTTGTTGACGTAACACCGGGAACCAATCAGTGCGCTGATGGTCGCGTCGCTCACAATTTTCGCGACAAGCCCGGTAATCATTTCAGCTCCTGTTTAATGCCTTCAGAAATATAGCGGCGAATGATGCTCGTGATTTCGCCTTTAGCGGATGCCAAAACAACCAAAATTGGCTTTCCCTGCGGTGGCATGCTGCCGCGATTTAGCCGTGGCTTTCCAGTGTTAACTCGCGTTGCCGCTCCGCGCCATCCACCGCGGCCACGTTTGCCGCCAATCCTTGCTCTTTTAGTGCCGGTGAATCGCTTGTCTGTGCCCAAAAACCACCAGTGAATATTGCGAGCGTCAAAGCCAACACCAGGCCGCCCCTGCCGATTGTTTTTCTGTGTGGTAGCCTCGCTAGTGGCCTTTGCTTTACCAACACCAGCCCCGATTTTAATTGACGGCTGGCCCTTATTGTACCGCAGCTTCTTCTGCCGCCATTTGATGGCTTTGCGGACGCCTCGATAACGCCCTGGCACTTGGCCTTTAATCTTCTTAACCCCAAACTTGCCGACCTCTGCCAGTGCCTTTCGCGCGATTTTTTTCGGCAACGCCTCCTGCAACCTGCGAACATTTTTATTGAACTGGGCAATGTCCCATTTCGCCACCACAAACTCGCCAAAACCAGATAGCGGCAGCCCGTTCATGTCGTCCGCCTCCGCGTCTGGATTTCGATTGTCTCGTTGGCTAAGTCCACGTTGATCACGCTTAGGATCTCGTAAATTTTGCCGTCTACACTCAACCGCATATCTGGCGTTGCAGCCTCAAGCGTAGGCGACCACGGGCAACGAAAGACAAAATCCACATCGGATTGCACTTGTTGCACGCGCCAGAATTCGCGTCCGCCGCGGCTTTTCACGGACGCAAAAGCCGTGGCATACGTCACCCAGTTGGCAGCGGTGTTCGGGTCGATGTGCCCAGCGGCATCCGCAGTGCCCGCCAGTCGCTGCACTGTAATCCGCTGGTCGTATCGTGCTGCCGTGCCGTTGCCGCACTTCATGCCCACGCCTTGTGGTAAGATGTCCATTGAAGCGCGGACACGAGCCGCTGATAGGCTCCCGTGTTGTGGTCGCAGCCGCCCCATTGCGCCCGACAATATTCGACGATGGCCAGCTTAGCCGCCTGTGGAACAGCAGACGCGGCGCCGTACCCTGCCACCATTGTGACTTCGACTTTGTTTGGGCGATATAAGCTCGTGTTGGGCCACTGCTTTGCCTCTTTCAGCCGGATTTCTGGCGGCGTACTGTCCAGATTGGTGTAATAGTCGGCCGCAGCAAACGTCTGCAGTGCGTCGTCGCGGTCGTAGTACTTCACGTGCGTGATGGATTGCAACGGCGCCAGCCGGATCTCAATCGGCCCCAGCAGGCTCGTGAAATCCTCCTGATACATCACCACGGTCTGCGTAATCAGGCGGCGATAGGTGTCCGCTTCGACCTGCTGACGGGCTGCCTTGAGCATGTCCAGCAGTTCGCTGTCGAAGTCGCAGGATGTGACCCGCAGGCGCAGCTTCAATTCATCAAGCGTGATTGGTTCGGTGGCCGGCCCCGAGGTCGTTTTGAAGGTTGGGCTGGCTCGCATGGCTCATCCTCGCTTTCGTGTGCCGCTGGCTTATTCGCTTCAATGAATTGTGCAAACCCGCGTCGAACCAGTTCGATCTCAATTCCCAGCCCCGGAGATGCCACCGCACCTATCGGGTAGCACCGCCACGGCCTCAGCATGCTGATTGTCATTTCAAGCCTACTTTCTGCCGCCACTCATGGACGTACACATGTTGCGGCTGCAGGTGTTCGTCGAACATGGCCACGGTTTCTTCCAGATGCCCGATTGAGCAGGACGGTGCCACGTAAATGCTCATGCCAGCTTGCCGCCACTGGTGCCAAAACCAGATGTCATCGTCGAGTTTGTTTTCGTCCCACTCGCCGTTCTCATCTGGTTCACCCTTGAACCACGGCTTCGGGACTTGCTTGAGTTTTTCCACACGAATCAGCGTCAGCCCAAAGTGTGCCGTCGTAACCCTAAATGGCTTGCCATCAACCTGCAGCCTGTCGCCTGTCTGATGGTTGCCCGTCGTCAGCAGCGGATACTTACTGCCGCGCCTGCATTGCAGGGCAGCCATTGCATCGGCTTCTGGCGTCTGTGCGAACACATCCAGCAGGTGCCGAACATGCTCGCCAGTAAACAGGCTGTCGCTGTCGATCGAAAGAATCCAGTCGAGGTTTTTACTGACGGCGTCGTTGAACATTCTTTGCATACACTGGCCCCAAAACACACCCTGGGAACAGTGCAGGTCGATCTTCAGTTGTTTCAATGCCCCATCGATAACGTTACGTGCAGCGACCGCTTCGTAGCGTGGATGCGTGCAATACGCGCCGACTTTGACCGTTGCTGTTTTCCGTGGTGACTGCTGCGCCGTTGCCGGTTTTTTGCAGATTCGATTGAGGCTGACGAAGTGTGAGCTGGTGTCTGAATCGCTGCTTTTCCACGGACCAATCTCCGTGAATCCAACGTGCTCCAGCAGCCCATCCAGCCGATCGGCATCGTAAGCACTCTTATGAATGTCGTGCTCATCTGTCTGACCTCCCATCAGATAAAAAAGCCGCTTGCCGTCGTCTGCCGCCAGACACTTTTCCACGTCAGGCACTGCCACGCGAAGAATGCCGCCAGGCTTCAATGCTCGGAACCAGTCCCGCAGGGCTTCGGTCGCCTCACGGAATGTCAGGTGTTCCAGAACATGGCTTGCGCGGATCTCGTCAACCGCGCCGGTCTCCTCCGGCAGCGGATAGCAGGGCTGGCCCGCCTTAATGTCTCGATTGTCATAGCCAGGCAACCTCACACTGCCGCAGCCTAAATTCAGCTTCGCCACTTCGCCTCCAGTTGGCTCCGGGGCGGCGACTCGCGCCGCCCCTTTGCCGTTTTCATCAGATAAACACAACCTGATTGGCAACGCCTGTCGTGCCATTCGGTGCGTTTTCCAGATCACTCAGCGTGCCGACAACGGCGACCGTGATGTGGTCATTGGTTGCGGTTGCCGTGCTGCAGGCGATTCGGAGGTAGCGCTTGCGGCCTCGCAAATCAACACCGAAAAGCACTTCACGGGCATCCGTCAGGTCAACAGCGGATTCCGTGTCAAGTGTGGCAAAGTTGCTCACCACGGTATCGTCAGACTCACTGAGAACCAGCGTTGGCCCAACAGCGTTGGTGTTCACCTCGCTGCCCATGCAGACGCGAATGGTGGCGTAATTGCCGCCCTTCGTGTCCATGTTGGCCGTGACGGTTGCGTTGTTTGTCAGAGCACGCGGCGAAACAAGCAGCGTGTCGTTAATCAGTCGTTCCTGAAGCATATCGAAAAGCTCCTTAGAGCAGAGATTGAAGAATCAGAACACTCACGCCGCCAGCTTAGCTGCCAGCGGTTTCGAGACCGACAATCGGGCCGGCCTCGCTGTTGCTGCCGTAGTCATGCACCACGATGTCGAATCGCTCAGTGCCACGCACGCCGATCTGGTCGCGTTCCCACATGGACTGACCGCCCACGGTGGCTTCGGTACTGAATGCGATGGCTTCCTGGCCGCGGGCGCCGAACATGGCCCCGAGGCTGTACCCGCCGAAGATGACTGGGATCTGGCTGTTTGCTTCGGTCTTCGGGAAGACTGCCGAGGTAATGACGGGGTAGCCGAGGAAGGTGTTTCGGCGAATGCCGTTGATGACTTCGGAGGCGAGCACACCGCCAGCCGCGTAGGCCAGTTTCTGCATCACGCTGTGCTCGAACACCTTGTGGCAGATCCACGCGGCACCGGGAACGTCTGCGTAGTCCGGAAGCGACCCGACCACCTTGTTGAAGTCGGTGAGCGTCAGTTCGCTCCATGCGTTACCGCTGCCAAGCGTAAGGCCGGGAGCGGTGCCCGCGGTCAACTCATCAAGGCGGGTGCGAATGCCGGTGATGCCGCCGTAGGTGCTGGTGCCCGTGCCGTTGAAGGCGCAGTCGTCTTCCTTGTACGCGAATGCGTAGGCGATTTCGCCAATCAGGCGATCCGCCA